TTATAATTCTTTAATGGTTACATTGGTATCCTTTATATCAGGTAAAGGAATTAATCCTAGTAGCATATCCTTAACTGCTACAGATGGAACCGAATACTCTTGTAACTTACCATAAAGCTTTAATTCTCTTTCTTTATTCTTAGAAAACTCTATTATTATTCTTAATCTATCTGCCATGCTTACACCTCCATTTATTGCTTTGTATTACATTGTATGACCATGGAGTGCATTGTAGAACTATATGTATAAAAAAATACCCCCTTGTCTATAATCAGACTAGGGGGTGAATAATATTAAAAAGGATTTTATAAAACTAGATTTAAGTATTAAATTAGTTACTTTTTATATAATATACTCCTTCACCAATTATTGACGCTCTCACATTAATTTTGTCCGTTCCGCCATTTGAATTTCTCTTTAAATCTAAAATGGAATATTGACTAATTAATATAGAACTTTCTAAGGACCTTTTATCTTCTTTAAATGTATATATATTATATTTCATAATATATAGTATTGGATTTATATATACCATATCATTTTTTACTGATAGTAATCCAATTAAGAAAAATATTATTATAAAAATTACTAACTCTTTATAATCATTAGTTTTTACTGTTATGAATGGTAGGATATAAACTAATACATATTCATTTATAGATTTATTATTCTTGCTTATATCATACATAGAAGTATATTCACTACTTTTACCAGCAACTTTAAAAATAAGTAATAATAGAATTAGTGATATAATTGATAAGATAGTAAATATTAATATAAGAATTATATTAACCTCTGAATTTAATATAAGTAATTGAGGACTAAAAGTATTATTACCAACTAAGCTCTTATAATTGCTATAAATATCAAATAAATTACTAACTATAAATATTATATATAATGGGATGTATGAAGATATAAATAGAATCCATTTACTTATTTTTGTAAACAAATATTAGCCCTCCTTTCATTATTAATTACTCGTAATTCTTTTACCTATCAATGTTTTTGCATATTTATCTGATAACAATGCAACTAGTATTGATAATTGCTCTTTACTTTCATATTGAAACTTATTATTTATAAATTCAATTGGTAATTCTGCTTCTCTAATAGCATCCGATACTTCTTGTATATTTTCTAAAATTAAATTTATACTATTATCTTGCATTGCTTTAGTAAATTGCTTTGCTATCTTTGTACTTTCCTTACAATCTTCTTCAAATTGTTCTATGTTATTTATAAGATTACTTCTACTTATTTCTTCAAGAGCTGTATCTAAATTTAAGAAATAATTATCTTTATAATTAGTAATAACCTCAAATGCATATCTATTAAATATTATAATGAGTTCGTCATTAATTACAATAAAATCAACTATATTATCAATCTGAAATATATTTTCTTTTAGTTTTGTAAATTGTTCTGAAAAAACTTTCAAAAACATTCCTTTTGATAAGCTTTTACTTTTAGAATATCTTCTAAATATTTTTAAATTTTCATCTCCCATTTTTACTTCTAAGATATAAGCATTAATCTCCCTTAAATCCTCAAAACTTGTAGTAAAATTACTCTTATCTCTTCTCATATTTATTATGTTAACTAAACCTTCTACATCTGGTACCTTCAACTTTTCTATAGTACAATCTGCTTTTCCAATCGGATTAAACTCTATTAATTCATTTCCATTAATTATTGACATTATAGAAGATTTTAATAAATTAAATATATCCTTCTGAACCTCATCATCAATATTGCATTTTAAAAATGAATAATTCTTATTACTTTTATTAATTAATTCCATTCCAACACTTATTCTTTCCCCAGTAAAGGAATTCATTTTGCTTATTAATTCAATTTTATTCATATTATCCCCCTATTTTATATTTATATTCCATTGAACATATGTTATAATAGAGGTATATTCAACGAAATATATTATTGTTTTGAACTCGTATAGATTGGTAGTCAGATTACGAGTTCTTTTATTATATTTTACACATTCCTGGTAAACTTGTCCATAAAATAAAAATAAAGGCTAGTAAGTAAAATTTGTCCTACCTACTAACATTAAAATTATCTATTCATAGTTGCATTCTTTCTTATATATGCTCTAGCTCCATCTATATCTAAAGCATAATAACCACTCATTTCCCATTGTGCAGTTATTAATTCCTCCTTATAAAAAGGCTTAATTTCCTTAGTCCACACCCTGCAAGGATATTCTGTTACTTGTAGTCTAAACCTTCTATATCTTTCATCAGTTAAGCCTAATAACTTAACATTTGCTTTTTCTACCCAACATCTCTTACCATCTAATTCAATAGAATAAGCAAATTGATTTTCTGCATCTGCTGTTAATAGATCTCCAATGTTATATATCTTTACTTCTCCATCATAACTCATTGCATCAGATTTCATTTTTAAAGGTAATGGAAATATAGATTTATTAGTTCTATTCAATATGTCTAATTCAGATTGAATCATATTTAAGAATCTTTGCCAACCTAAATCTAAAGTTCTATGAGGACAATACTTTCCACTAAAATCTTGATGCTTCTTTACATTATTAATAGTCCACCCATATTGTTTTAATAATGTTGCTACTTCTTTAGCTGCTCTCTTCTCTGCTTTTATAAATCTATCTCCACCAGATTTAGAATAACAAATTTCAGTATGGATATAGTTTCTGTTTCCATCACCATTTGCTCCATCTCCACTTGCCCAACAATTCCTAGTGAATGGTACACATTGAATAGCTTTCTCATCATCAATAGCAATATGAAATGAAACTTCTGCTTTATTATCAGGTCTTGCCAGATTATCTCTTTCATTTTCAGCTGAAGCATCATTTCCTGTGTTATGGATACATATCCCTTTTGGTTGCATTGAATAGGGGCACTTAGTTGGATATTGACTTTCTGGTATTAAATTTTTAATTAATGACATTTTAAATTCCACCTTTCTTTTTTAATTTAAAATGAGTAGGAAATAATCCTACTCTTATTCTTGTTTATTAATTTGTTTAAATAATTGATTGGTATATACTGCAGCACCCGTAACTAGAATACCTTGTATTATTGCATTAATATTAAACCCTAATAAAGCTACTGCTCCAAGAATGCCAAATACTAATAATATTACAGGGATATATTTATCTCCTATTTTTTCAGTTCCTTTTATAATTAGTCCTATTACATATAATGCAGGCACTAATATTAAAGCATTTTCAATTATAAATTTTACAAATTCCATTCTATTTCTCTCCTTCTATTTTACTTTTTATTTCTTTAACATCTTCCTTTATATCTTCAACAACACCGAACTTTTCTCCTAAAGTATCTAATAAATCTTGATATCTCTTTTCTCTATCTCCTGTTGTTTTAAGTACATAGATTAATAAGAATACAAATAACGCATACCCTAGTCCTTGTCCTGCTGCTAATTGCATTAATTCATCCATACTTCACCTTCTTTCTTATTTTTCAAATAAAAAAGAGACTAGAATTATCTAATCTCTTAATGTGTTTATTTTTTTATTTTCTGTCAATAATATTAATATATAAAAAATCACCAGAAATAGAGATGTTAGGCTCACCTATATAATACATCTCTATTTTTTTTATTTAATTTTTATAGTAAATTAAATAGATTTAATATTACTACTATTAGTAAGAACTTGTTGCTAACTTCCTTATAACCTAAGTGCCTGCCTAATATAAAGATAACCACCACTAAGTATAAGAATAACCCTAAATTAACATTAGTATTTTTAAAAATATTAATTATGTTCATTGATTTTTCCTCCATAAATATTGTTTTTTATTACTATAGTAATTTAAGGATTTAGTTATTCTTATTTATCGTATGATAGTTCACTATATTATTTAAAAATAAAAAGAGCCTACATTTGTAAGCTCTTAAACATTAATTCCCATTACTTCCTACATTACTACCTGCACCACTTCCAGTATCACTTCCTCCATTAATAGGACCACTTAAACCGTATTTTTCTGGATTATTTTTCATTTCCTCTTGTCTTCTTCTTTCGATTTCCTCTGGTGAAGTTGCTTGGTTTATTGCAGCTTGTGCATTTTCATTAGCTTTATTTATCGCAGCTTGCAAATCATTTGCCTGCTGTAGCTTCGCATCTGCAATAGCTGAATCATACTCTGATTTCAATGTTTTTATTTGTAACTCTGTATCTTCCTTGATTTTCTTTACTTCTTCTTCTAGCTGAGCGTTAAATTGTTCTTGTAACTCTGCCTTAACTTCTTCCTTAGCACTTTCCTTCATTTCTGCATAAAGCTCTGCATTATTTTTCTCAGTTGCTACAGTACCCATAGGTTTAAATACTATAGCGCTTATTCCTACCCCTAAAACAAGAGTAACTATAATACTTATAATTAAATTTTTATTTATTCTCATATTTACCCTCCTAAAATATGTATTATACTTTAATTATATACATATTTTAGGTAAAAGTTAAGTTCTTATAATCTTTCTTTTATTTTTGCTTCTAATTGAGTAACTAAATTCTTAGTTTCATCATCTAAAACAATGTAACTTTCTTTATTATTACTAGAAGTTATAGTTCCCTGTCCATCTACCTCTGAATAACTGTAAGTTATTCTATTTCCAACATTATCTTTTATAACTGCAAATCCTGTAAGTATTTTCATTAAGCCACCTCCAATAAAATATCTTCTAATTTAAAATCTAGTTCTTGTATCAATATTTCTTCACTTGTTTTAACTGTAAACTCTTCTTCTGTAAAGACTACTGAGTTGTCTAAATATCCTACTAATTCTGGTTGATCTAATCTTACATTTTCATATCCTATTCTTTTAGCTATATATTGCCAGCTAAACTCAGTTCCTGGTTCTCCATAGACTACAAAATAATCTCTATGTCTATCAATTATATTTATTTCACCATTATATTTTTGTGTAAATATATGATATTCACAATCTAAATTTACACATTCTTGTAATATATCATCTATGCTTATATAACACTCTCCAGAATCATTTATTTTACCAAACCCTATATCCGAATAATAATATTCTGCTGTTTCATAAGCATTTATTAATCTTTCTCCATAATTTTTAGTTGTCTGTAAAGAGTTCTTTGAACCACTTGCAGTAAAATTACCATTTACAGCAAAATTCGTATTTGAATATACTGGGTAAGGATAACCTGCTTCAATAGCAAATAATTTACTACCTGTATTACTTTGTATCAAAAAGCCATCATTTTTAGCATTTACGGATACTTGTACACAAAGAAGATTTCTAGAATCTCCTGTGTTCTTAAATATCTGTGGAGTTGTTGAATTATAAGAACCTTCAAAACATACTATATCTGGAACGTAAACTCTATTCTGCATATTTACAGCTTGACTAAATACAGTACCTTCCAAAACTCTTATTGGAGATGTATAACTTGGATTTTTAGAATATTTATCTAAAATAATGTAGTGTCCAAAGGTATTTTTTCCTGTTCTATATCCAAGTGTCATATATCCTTGTTGATTATGTGCAAGGGAAAATCCTCTTACGTTTGGATAATCGGTAAGATAAGAACTATAGATTATCCCTAGTTCTCTTCCACTTCTTTCCCAATCATAAAGGTATATATTGGTATTATTTATTTCTACTGCTTTTACACCATTGCTATTTTTATTAATAAATGTCCCTGTAATAGTTAAGTCCCCATTTGTATCTGATGTTAATACATTAGCATTAGCTTTGTTCTTAATAGTTAATGCACCATTTTTAATTGTTACTCCATTTGCATCTATTATTGTATTCCCACTATATATTTCATTTTCTCCAGATGTCCAATCCGTAGCAAATGTTCCTTTTTCTAATTTAATATTATCATAGTAAATTACACCATTAGATATATTACTTATTCTACAATAGATTTGCCCTCTATTTGTGTTTGCTCCTGTTGTGAAAGTTTTGGTTACTCTTACCCATTTACTAGTGTTTATTGTTGATTCTGTATATTCTGCTAAATTATTAATTCCTAAAGGAGTTGTTCCAGAATACTCATTTACAATTATTCCTATAGATCTACCAGGTAATGATGTTAATGCAGAAATTCTTATATAAGCACTAATTGTATAGGTAGTGTCTGGTTCTAAATCTACAAACCTGTGGTATCCTCCAGTATAAGAAAAATTGCTTACTCCCATTCTTAGTGCACTAATTGATTGTGGATTATCTCCAGTTGTATCAACTATAGTAGCTACTATAGATCCTCCACTTGTGTAATAATTCCACCCGTTTAACCCATCTTCAAAACTAGAGTTAGGTACTATATTCGCTATACCAGTTTTACTAAAATCTAATTTTAATTGATTGGCTGTAAGTTCCATACTTGCTTTAGTTGCATAAGAATTCTCTGCATCTGTTTTTGTTATATAGTTATTGCTTACAGTCACTTTAAATCCTTCTAAACCTTGTTCTACTGTAGTCGCCTTAGTTTCTACTTTAGATATTTTACCATCTAAAGTAGAAATAGAAGTTGTATGACTTGCTACTGTTGTATTAATTCCATCTACTGTAGCTTTAATACTTGTATAGTTATCTTTTAAAGTAGTTACATCACTTTTAGTTATAGCACTTTCTTTTATTAATCCTTCTATCTTTCCTTGTGCTACTGATATTGAAGTTGTATTAGCTTCTATTCTCTCATCAAATCCATTTACGCTTGATTTAAGAGAATTAAAGGCAACATCTAAGCTTTGTCCAGTAAGGTCTATTGCTACTTTGGATGCTTGTATTAAGCTTGTATTAGTATCTTTATTAAGTCCAGTTACTAAAGAACTATAATTAATCTGTTGCTCTCCTATCGCATTATCTGCTACCATATTAGACTTGATTAATTTATCTGCTATAGCTTTTTCTTTTATTCCATATCCGTCTATTAATGTAGTAGTTCCATCTGCTGCTATTAATATAAAATTAAAATCTCCAGCAGTATCTTGTCCTAGTTGTAACCTTACCTTATTAGCTTTATCTTTAAATTGCATTGTAGGACCTACTATTGAAAGACCACCATCTGCAGAAGCTAAATTAATTGTGTTAGTATTTATAGTTCCTGCTTTTAATTTATTTAAGCTTAAGCTATCTATCATAGCATCTTTAATTACTGCATTTGCTATAACAACATTATCTGTTGTAAGATTTAAAAACTGTCCATTTTCCCCTGTTACAAATTTACTTAAAAGAGTTTGTAAATCTAGTATAGTACCACTTGCTGTATCAAATTTTATATTTCCTGCTGTTAAATCTCCTATATAAGCTACATCTATTAAAGCTTTGTTTATAAGAGCCAGTTCCATTACAACTCTTTCTACTTTCTTTGCTGTACTTCCACTACTAGAAAAACTATTTTTGTTTTTTGTTTCTCCTTTTGCTCCTAATTCAGATGTTAACCCGCCGGTGTAAGTAAATTTTTGAGATAATATAGGGTGTTTTCTTACTACTCCTTTTTTATCAGTTATAGTTACTATATCCCCTACATCTAAAGATAAATCTCCTTGCCATTTCATAGAATATCCTAAATACTCAAATCCATTTAACTTAGTGTAAATATCATTCAATATTGCTGTAGTTACCCAAGGATTTTCAAATTCTAACTCCATAGAATCTGCTCCTAGAGTTCCTTTAGTTAAGACTTCTTCTCCTGCTTGGCAGGATATTTTTCCCATCTTATATTTAGTTTCTTCTCTTTTATAATCTCCTATAAAATAATTAGATGTTCCTATAGGGTAATTAATATCCTTAGGAGTTACTATAATAAATTTACCATCACGATTTATAACTGCATTTCCTCCACATAGACTTGCTACATATCCAAGAACTTCTCTACAAGAAAAACCCTCCAACTTTTTAACTGTGTAAGATGGAAGGCTTCCTGTAAACTCTACTCCTGTTATTCTAGTTAATTCGCTTACCACTTGCTGTAATGTTAAATAATCTCCTAATGTAGTTGTGAAGTTCTTTTCAAATTTTATCATGTTATCATATGCAGTAATTTTAATTGTATAGTCAGTTTTCTCTATATCATCTATATTATAGATACCCATAGGAATATACTCTACTGTAGAGCCTATTTTTAAGCCTATTTCTACTTTTATGGTGCTAGTACCATAAACAATATCACCTTTATTAAGTAGTGTTAAATCAAGGGATTGGCTAGTTGTAGCACCTATCATAAATCCATCACTAGGTTGTATATTACCATCTATTATAATATCTACAATATCCTCATTTTTATAGACTTTATCTAATATTGTAACCTTACATTCAAAACTTCTTGCTGAATCTTTTATTGCTGTTTTATAAGCTGTACTTGTTGTGTAAATAATTCTCCCTCCTTTCTTAGATTTTAGAAGGACCTATTTAAACATATAGTCTATAACCATCAATTCACCAGGAGTAATATTTATATCTACCTCAACCTTTTCTAAATCTATAAGATGTATATCTACTTCTGTTTCAATTTCTAAAATTTCTTTTATCTCATTATTAAAACTATCTACGTCAGTTATATTAATAGTTCCATCTTCCTTAGTTTTTAAATTACCTTCTTTATCTTTTGCTCCATACTTTTCAATTAACTTTTGCCTTTCTTTGTTATATGCAGTTAGTTCTCTGTCTATCTTTGTTATATTCTTAGAAAATGCATAACTAAGTTTAATCGGTAACTCCATATTGGTTAATTTACTTAAAACACCTATGCTATTTACTAACTTTTCATTACTTATTTTCATTAACAATTCCCCCTTCTTCTAATGCTTCATTCTTTTTACCTTTAATAGCTATTTTCCCATTAATAGTTACATTTCCCTTACTATCACAGCTTAGTATAGGTTTAGTGTTAGCCTTATAAATTTTTTCGGCTGTAATTGTTCCTATTTCTTTACTATCAATATTGAAATTAATCTTTCTTGTATTATTTAAAGCTTCAAGTTCTGATACTTTTTGTTTAAGATTAATTACTTCTCCCTTTAATACTTCAATCATAGTTAATAATGTCTTTTTTCTTATAAACATACATACCCTCCTACTTTTCTATAAAATTCATTTTTAGACCTTGCCATTTAATTTCTCCATTGATAAAAGAATATGCTGGAGCAGTTCTATCTCCTACATACATTGTTTTAGTTACCATACCACTCATTGGATCTGGAAAAGTAACAGTAAAAAAAACACTACTTACAGCACTAAGTAATGTTTGTATTTCTGCTTGGGTTAATGGTCCCCACTCTAAATTTAACTTTCTTTTTACTGCTATTCTATCTCTTATCATTTCTCCATTTGCATTACGATTTGTTTCCCCATCTAAATCAGTTACAGTTGCTTCATATGTTTTAGGAGTAGCAATATCTACTCCATTAATCTTTATCAATATCACCACTCCTCTATAATGGTATTAATGTAATATTCCCTTGTCTTTGCATTTTTCTTAATTGCTTAAGTGCTACTTTACCTATCACGCTACCATCTATTTGTAAGATTAAATCTCCATCACCAAAGCTATCATTATTAGAGCTCCTTGGTCCCATTTCAGCCAATAATAAACTAGCTAACTCTCTTAAGCCTGCTTTATTATTCTCTAATGGAACTACTGCTTCTCTACCTGCTTCACCAATTATAGCAAGAGTTGCACTATCAACAATTCCTCCCTTTGCTAATTTAGGAATGCTAGGTACACTAGGTATATTAATACCAGGTACTTTATTTATAGTTCTTATCATTGAATTAATACCAGATATAGCACTATTTATCATGTCTATGATTATATTTAATGGCCATCTAACTATTCCTATTAATCCATCAAATATTCCACCAAATATATCTACTATACCCTGCCAAGCCCTAGACCAATTTCCAGAAAACACTCCAGATATAAAATCTATTAATCCATTGAATACTCTTAATAATCCTTTTATAATATCTGCTATTACTCCGACTGCAGTTCCAATGGAATCTACTATAAAATTAAAAGTAGCTATAAATATAGGAGATAATACATCAACTAAAAAATTTACTATTGGACCAAAGAAATTATTCCATAACTCAAGTGCAAAATTAGTTAATTTCATTAAGAATTTTCCTAGTTCCTCAACTAATCCTTTTAAGTGATTATTCCATAACCAACTTAGCATTTCTAAAGCATTAGTTATAATTGGTTTTATTACACCTTCCCAAACATTAATAATTATCTTTTGTATGCTTAACATAAAGCCTTTTAGATTATCTATTAATGTTTGTCCATATTCTTGCCATAAGCTTTTTAATATACTTCCTATATCTGTTATTACTTGTCCTATAAAATCTTTTATCATGGTCCATATTTCTATGACAGAGTTTCTAAAATCCTCATTAGTTCTCCATAAATAAATTATGTTCCCTACTAATAAAGCTATTAATGCAGCTATAGCAACTATTGGCCAACTAATACCACTTATAACTCCTCCAAGACTACTAAAACCTAACCTTATTCCTTCTATTATTTTGCTCCATTTAGTTATTAAAAAGAAACTTCCTATTCCTGCTATTATTCCTCCTACTATAGAAATAACAATATCCTTATTTGTTTTTAAGAAATTAGCAAAGTCTTCAAATATCTTTCTAACCTTTTCTGCAGCTTTTGAAATTCCACTAGTATCTGGTTCTTCGCTTAATCCTAAGTCTATTGATGGTATATCTGCTCCACCACCCACACCTGAGGATGCTAGGCCACCTCCACCAGAATCACTATTATTGCTTAATGAATTAATTTCATCAAATCCACCTAGTAATCTATTCATTTCTTTAGCTGTTTTCTTAGCTGTATCCCCAGTATTACCTAAAGCATCATTATAGGCATTTTGTGCACTTGCTCCACTTAAAGCAGCATTAGTTGCAGATTGCATAGTTTTAGTTGCTGTACTAGTTCCCTTTTTACCAAATAGCACTTGCATAAATGTTGCTATATATGATGTTACTTCTCTTAATTTAATAGCAAATCCAGTTAATATAGGTAAAACTACATTAAGTATAGGTAAGAAAGCATTTCCTATGTTTAAAGCTACGTCTTTTAATACTGCTACTAATTGTTGTAAAGCACTATTAGTATTATTAAATACTTCTCCACCAAATTTATTTTGTGTTTGCTCTAATATAGCCATCAACCTAATTTGTTGTTGAGTTTGGAAAGATAATTGGTCCCATGACTTACCATTAGCAAATCTATTAAAGGCTTCTGTACTCTTAAGCATAGCAACATTTACGTTAACTCCTAAATCTTCAATGGCTTCCGTATTACCAAGTAAACCAGATCTAATACGTTCCATTACATCTTCCATAGTTCTACCTGTACCACTCGCTATAATAGAAGATGCTTTTAATAAATCAGTAGTATATTGTAATGTTTCTTTTGTTCCACTACTAAAAGTACTTACTAAATTAGAGAAAATAGCTCCATAATTCATAGCATCCGATTGTGACATATTAAAGGCTAAAGCATTATTCTTTGCCCATTTTAAGAATTGATTTGTACTTTCTCCCATTGTACGAGTTATCTGCTGAATAGCTGCTTCAACCTTCATGGCTTGCCTTGTACTATCTACAAAGAATTTACCTATTCCTACTGCTGCTATAAACTTACCTAGGCTTTTAAATATACTCTTAACTTTATTAACTTCATTATTAACATTGTTAGTCATTTTCTTTACTTCGTTTTGAACTTTTGCAACTTCATCCCTAAAGCCTTTAGTTTGTGCTTCAATAAGAACTTGCAATTTCTCCAAGGTCATGCCATCCATAAACTATTCCTCCTTTCTTTTAAATCTTTGATTATGTCTAAAGGCGAACTCCTCCATCTTAGCTTTATATAAAGCCATATCAACATTCTTTTCTTCTTCATCTTCCTCAAAAAGACTAGGAAAGAATTTGTTTAATGGTGTTATCTGTGAGTCTTTGTTAAATAAACTAGCAACATACTCTCCTATTTGTCTTGCTAATACAGCATTAAGAGAAATTTCAGCTTTTATTTTTTCTTCAATTTCTTTAATTTCATTCTTCTTTCTTCTGTTATAGCTATCCATCAAATCATATATTTCTAATAAAGAACTCTCCCAGAATAAAGATGGAGTATATCCCATGTCTAGAAATTGAGGATATAAATTATTAATATAATCTGTGAAGTTTTCTATCCTAGTAGCATTTCCTCTGCTTTCTCCTGTTTCTCCTCCACCATCTCTGCTTGTGTTTCCGTAAAAAAACCACTCACCTTGTAAATATCCATAATTACCTTAGTAAAAAACTCTAACTGACTTCCGCCTTCATCAACATATTTATCAAATAGATCTTGAACATCCTTGAATTTAATGTTTGCATTATAATCTTTCATAGCATAATGGGTAATTGTAAGCATTATCTTTAATGCTGGCATATTACCATTACCTAATACATTCATTAAGCTAGTTCCTAACTTTTCTTCTAAATCACATAAAGTTGAAGTCTTAAGTTTTAACTTATATTCTTCTTCTCCTACTTGCCATATTGCAAATTGTTTTCTTGCCATTTATATCATCCTTTCTTATTTTCTATTAAATTAAAAAGACACCAAATTAATGGTGTCTTAAATTTATGAACCTGTTGATGGATCTACTGGAGTTATTTCACTTTGTAATGCCATCTTAACAGTAAAATCCAGTGGATTGTTTACTCCACCACCACCAAGTTTTACGCTTACTTGTGCATCCCAATTAAACTTAGTTCCATCTGGAAGAGTTTCTTCAAATGCTAATATTTCTTTAGCTGCTGCAGCAGTTCTTAATACTCTATATGGACTAGTTGCACTAGAATTTTCATACTTGAATTTAAATTCTAAATCTCCTGGATCACCTATTCCAAACTCATACTGTTTTACTGCATCACTTAAGCAAGTATTTTCTACTTTCTCTGGTTCATCTCCTATTTCCGGAACTTCCTTCAATCCTGTTAAAATTGTATAAGTTGAAGGGGAGCCACTTTTTTTCTTATATCCTAAAGTTATTCCATTAGCTAACACTTTTCATTCCTCCTTTTAAGAGTTATAAACTCTCATATTATTTACATCAATAATGCCTTCATACCTCATTACCTTATGTTTTAATTGACTAGGTTCTGGAGTATCTAAGCATTGTATTCTTACTAATCCTAAAGAAGAAAGTACTTCATCAACTTTCAATGCAATATCAGAAGTACTTCTTTTATTCCATATATCAATCTTGTATCTTACATAAGCTTCTTGCTCTTTATCATCTGTTTTAGTGTAAGTTTTGTTATCTTCTTCTGTATATTGTATTACAGGGAATATGGTCCATTCAGAAGGATAAGTATCATTAATATTATTAAATACTTTTTTTAGTTCATTTACTATTATAGGCTTAATATTTATCACTTCTTAGCTACCTCCCTTATTGCTTTTCTTAAATCTGCTTTTATATATTCAATTATTCTTTTTTCATTATTCTTAAGTGCTGGATATAAATAAGGTTGAGCTGGTTGACCTTCTATCCATCTTGGACCTACATCTGGTATATTAACTAACCATTTATCTTGTTTATAACTAACATTTACATTAGTATTTTTATTAGTTATTTCACCTGTTCTACCTGTTCCAAATTCAACATAAGCTGCATGATCTGAATTAGTATAAACTATTCCTATTATTTTTCCTTTGGCCCTTTTAGTTTTCTTGTAGATACTTTTTCTTAAATCTCCAGTATCTACAGGACATAACATCTTTGCTTCACCTTTTACCAACTCACCTTGTTTTTGTATGCTTTTATATAATGTTTCTTCTACATTTCCACCTAGTTCAGTTAGCTTTTTCATTAAACTCTCTACTCCAGTAACGTTAGTAGCCATTTTAAATCTTCTCCAGTTCTATAAATAGATGTGAGTATGGTTTTATACTTATAATCTTGTAGTCTGGGTTACTCTCTTTAGATACATATACACATATTCCATAACCTTCACATATTTCTATTCCATTAACTATATAGTAAGTTATATTTTCTTTTACTATTACTTCATATGGTCCATCTACAAGCATATTTAAAATATAATTTAATCTTTCTCCATAAATTTCAGCTTGTAGCCTACCAGATGCAGGACTTATATTAGCGTTAATTTCTATAGCTTCTGAATAACCTGGATATTTTCCACTCTCATTATCTTCTATTACTGTTTTCTTTTTAAGATAATAAGTCTTTTTATTCTTTATTCGCATTAGCAACACCCACTAACTTAAGCCTTCTAAAAGCTATTAACCTATTTTTTATATTTTCTGGTATTTCGGTAGAATAAGAAACAGATACTCCTCCTTCACTTCTTGACACTTCCCCTTCACTTCCTAGTCTATTGTAATAAATAATAGCTAGTTCCCTTTGCAAAGGTTCAGCCTTTATTGGAAGCTTATCTCTATTACAGAAGTCTAATATTTCTCCTTCTGCATCTTCTAAAAGCATATTTAATAGATTATCTTGACTAGTATCATTTATCCCTAACCTTATTTTTAGCTTTTCTAATTGTATCAAATAAACACCCCCTAAAGAAAAAGAGGGTTAATACCCTCTATTATCCTAATACTCTTGTCGCTAACTCTGGATACATTGTCTTATATCCATAAAGCACATCCATTGAAAGCATTTCCTTTTTATATTTCATGTCATATCCTCTTACAACTCTTAAAGTGATTCCATTATAAGAAGTAACATAAGATTCAACTCCTGCTGGCGCAACTAGTGGTCTAGTAACAAAAGCAAATGCCATTGGATTAAATGCTAAGTTAGCAGTATGTCCAGAAATTAATGTTACTACTGTATCATCTACGATTTCTGGTAAAGCTGGATATACTTTAACTGAAGCAATTGCATTTGTTGATGCATCTGCAGTATCTTCTACAACTACATAATTATTCTTTTTAATTGTTAATATATCACCTTTTACAAGCTTACCTGTTAAAGCAGTTCCATCTATAGCAAGGCTTGTTGCTCCTGCAGTGACTTTACCATTTACCTTAATATCAGTAGCTTTAGTAATTCCTGTAGTATGTTGCTTAACACCTTGTGCCATGTAGTTATCTAATCCAAATACACGACCTATAGAACCTTCTCTTAATGCAGCAGTTGAACCACTCTTTTCAGCATTAACAATTGCATCTATAGTTGTAAAATTAGCATCTGCTTCTGGATCCCACACAGCAACACGACCTGCAACTGGAACTTTATTTGTATTTAACATCTTTCTTACATTAGCTAAATCAGTAAGCTTACTTGGAGTTGTTCCTGCAGTTCCTACTGCATAAGGTATATCTTTGTATAAGAATAACCCATCTGAGTTAATCTTTTCTGCTAATGCAACTGCTGCAGGTTCTAAGAATAATCTATTTAAATCATCAACATTAGTTGCTCTTTGAATTGCTCCAAACTCAACATCAACTGTTGCAAGCTTATCTAATGTTACATCTACTGATTCTTCTTTAACATCTTGTGGAGAAGTTCCTTCTAATTCATTAAAATCTTTAGCAGTTAAAATAACTGGTTTCTTTACTTGAATAGTAGCACCTTTACCAGTTACATATTCTTCACTAAAATCCTTATGGATTAAGTTAGGAAAAACTAAATTTTCAATTAATCTTGGTAATATTTGTCTTGCTATTTCCTTTACTGTAATAAATTCATTTGCCATTTAATATTCCTTCTTTCTATTTTTTATTTTTATAAGTAGCTGCATAATATTCAGCATCACTCATTTTGCTATAATCTGTTTTACTTCCTTGTCCACCCTTAGGAGGATTTCCACCTCTTAACTTATCATTTACTGCTTTCTCTACTGCAGATTGGAAAGCCTTTTCTACTGCTTCAATACTTTTATTGCATTGTTCTGCATCTGAATAGTTAAGAATATCTACTAACTCCTTAGGTAGATTCTTTTCTGCTAGAGTTTCATAAGCTGTTGCTCTTAATTCTCTAGTAGTAATATCTTTTTCTCTTTTTGCTAGTTCATCTAGCTTCTTTTGTTTCTCATATTCTGCCTTTTGGTCAGCATTCATCTTAGCTAGTTTTTCAGCTTCTGTTTTAGCTTCTTCGATTTTGGCTTGATAATCTGTCTCCCATTTTCCTTTAGCAGTTTCTAAAGCTTTAGCTACTCTTTTATCGAATTCAGATTGATACTTTTTATCTTTTAATACATCATCAAAAGATTTTTCTCCACCTTCTTGACTTTGAGTTCCTTCTCCAGTACCTTCACCATTGCCATTATCTGCCCCAGTTCCAGTAGCACCACTTCCAGCTCCTCCGTCTGCTTCAAAAAAAGGTCTAGATATTCCACCTAAACCAAATAACTGTAGATTCATTATTAATTTTCTTTTCATTTCTTCCTCCTTGCCCCTAATGTTCAATGCCCATTAGATTCAAATATTATTTACTATCCTGTTCTTTAAAGCCTTACAGCAAGTAATAAAAGGCATAATAAAAAGCCTTAGTTTCCTAAGACTTTATTTTAAGCATAATAAAAGCACCTACCATTTAACTTAGTAAGTGCCTTTATTTATTATATAATTCTTTAGCTTTTAAAAATTCAATTCTTAATAGTCTTTTAAACTCCTTAATATCTATTTCTTCAACTGCTGCACAAATATCTGGAATTTCATCATTTAATAACTCTGTTACTTCTTTATTTTCTTTGTACATTTCATCATAATTGTTAAATAAAAGTTCCGTTTCTAATTCAAGATAGAAAGGATAATTTTTATCTTCTTCATATTTTCCATCTAAGTATGATTCAATTATATCTAGAACCTTTTTAATCATTCCTTATCCACCCTTCCTTTGGATTCTTTCTAACTACAATACTTACAATTTCGTTTGTTTCATTATTTCTAATAATAGCTATTCCATTATTAAAGTTTACTAACCTGCCATCTTCTTGTATATAATTAGGTTTACTATTAAAGCTATCAACAATATCTTTTTGAGTAAATATAGTATTCCCTTTCTTATCTATATTTCTATCTACAAATCTTTGAGCTCCATGCCAGGATAACTCAATATTATCATTCCTAAAATTATAATATGTCGATTTTACCTTTTCTTTATAGATGTTAGACCATTCTTTATTATTTATAGAATTAATAGTAGAGTACTCTCTTTGTTTTATACTCCATTCCTTAATATTATTATACTTCAACTCTTGGAAGTCTTTCAATGTCTTTGGCGATTCTTTTCCTAAAACTTCCTTATATTTATTAAGTTGTTTTCTATCATAAGATTTATTCTTAATCATCTTCTCAAATACTTCTGTTTTATCTTTACCATACTTATCAATTACAAACTTATCATACCAATCTTGGTAGTTCATATCTCCTGGTACTAAATAAGACTTTCCTGTTTGTGGATCTCTTGACCTTCTTTGTAAAGATTCCATCCCCTTAAAGTATGCTCTTGTTGTACTTCTACAATGTGGATGTAAAGGTGGAAGATTAACTCCTGCTTCTGCATCTTTAACCTTAAATATCTTCTTATCTTTTTCTCTGCATACTTTAGATGTTCTTAAGTCTAAAGTAGCAATAAAAACATATTTATCTATTCCACACTCCTTATAAGATTCTATTTCTGCTGAATTAGATATATAAGTTGTCTCAGTTCTTATAATTCTTTCTGCTGCAAACTTACCATAGTTAGTTAATTCCTCTAACTCTATAGCCATCTTTTTAGAACTCTTGCCTGTCATTAATCCATTTGTTATTACTTCTTCTAACTTCTCTGCTAACACATCTGTATTATGCCATATACGCTTAGAATAATGTTTACCACTCCAATTATTTTTAAGTATTTCTTGTATGCTTTCTAATGGCATTTCTGCAACATTAAAGCCTATCCCTAATCCTTTTTGAATATCAAATAGGTTAGTATAATAAGCTTTCTTTATATTATCTGTATATAGTTTTGTACTTTGCTTTATTTCAACATCTGCTACTAACTTAGTATTGATATATATGCTTTCTTTTAAAGCTTCTAATCTAGTTATTCTAGCCTTATATGCTTCTGCATTTAATTGAGCCATCATATATCTTTTTAATTCTTCATCTTGTATTCCATGTATCTTAGCTCTTATATCATTTAACTCTTTCTTAGGTATTTTAGAGTTTAATAATTGCCTAACTTCTTTCTCACTAAGTTCACTATCTTTCATGTATTTATAGAATATATTATTTATATCGCCATTAATATCCTTAATAGCTTTATCATAAGCACTAGTTATTTTTCTAATTGTTTCATCACTATCTTTATGATAAGTAGCCATTCTTTCATTGGCTCTTTTATTCCAATAAGCTTTACTTCTATTCTTCATATCATAGCCTTAAAATATAAATAGAAACTATGCAAGCTAATATACCACCTGTACAAGATATAAAGCTTCCTATTCTTCCAGAAGTTGTTTTTTCATTAAATATTCCAAGAAAAGTTATTAAGCTAACTAAAATATTTAATATTAATACTATCCAAGCTATTATTATCATTCTTCTTCACCTTCCCTTTCTATATTTTTAAAATCATATGATCCAAAAGCTTTTTGTTGGTCCTCTAACTTTTTCTTATTTTCTTCTTCTATCCTTTTTCTTTCTTCATTAACATCTATTTCTTCATCAAATCTTTTGATTCTAGTTTCCCAACTTATAAACCCTTCTGTTTCTTGTGCTATTTTAGCTGCCAATTCATCATCAACTGGAAGTGATCTCTTCATAGTAATATCTATGTCGCTTGGATTTATATTCTTCGCTCTTATATTCTCTATATTAGACATTAACCTTAATCTTCGCCTTACTCCTTGCTTAAAGTATCTTTCTTTAGTCTTTCCTAGTTGTTCAAAGCCTAATAGCTTGTACTTCATAGCTACTCCAGAAGCATTACCAACAAAGTTTTCATCAGTAAGACATGGTACTTTACTGAATTCGTGTATATCATCTTTTAATGAGTTCTTTAATACTTCTATTTCAGTTTCATTAAGACTTTTAACTAACCATTTAGCATCTCCACCTTGGTCTAGTTCAATAATCTTTAATTCCTTCAATAGTTTAGCTGTTTCTATCTTCTCTTCTCCATCATCACCTAATGAAGCACCTATAACAGCAAGCAAAGCATCCACCATTTGTTCTTTATCATTTACTCTATCGCTTTGCAATAAGTTATAAGCATCTATTAAAGTTATTACTCCTTCAAAATCACCTTTGAACTTCTTATTATTTTTATATTCAATTAATGGAACACCTTTAAAATAATGTTCTTCTGGATCATCAATAGTTGGTGATTCACTAGTTAAGTCTGTAAAGAAATAATGTGTTATATCCTTATCTGTATAGACATTAACATCATATCCTTTTAATATATTATCAATATCATACTTAGGATAATGAGTCACTCCAAACATAGGCTTATGTTTAACTGTGCTATCAACCACAATAAAGCTATTTAAAGGACTTACTACTGCCAGTTCTGGGTAAGGAACTTCTTCGTTATTCATATAGATTAATTCATATCCTACACCAAATATAGATAAATCTAAAGCTAACTCATTGTTATGACTATCTTCATCTATTTCTATAAATATCTTATTTAATTCTTCTGCTCCCTTACCTCCATAGCTTACTGGAGTACCAAATACATATCCTGTTGCCATATCTGTTATATACTCTGCATGGTTAGCAACTACCTTATTATTAGGTAAAGATGTACTTGATAATGTTCTGTTTAATATCTTATGTTCTCCATCATAATATTTATTTAACTTCTCGTACTTATTCCTTACTATAGACTTATGTTCATCAATACATTTAACTAATAACTTTATAGGAATACTTCCATCTTCATTTAGTAAATCTCTATCCTTAATTATTGGCATTTTATCACCTCTTTTTATATCATTTCGTAACTTCATATGCGAAATAGTACTTTTTACTTTAAATGTTTAGTTTTATTAAACTAAGTTTCTTATTTTCACATCTTATAAATGGCTTAAATAGGTAATTTAACTAATATTCATTAAACGAAAATTTAACGAAATTATCTTAATCCCAACTTAACCTTGCTCTTAACTTTTACCTTAGTAGAGTTAATTTCATCTTCCATACCATACCTACAAGCATCTATAGTATGGTTATTTTTATCTGGATATTCTCCCTTTAAATTACCTTCTTTATCTTTTTCTATTTCATATCCTACAAACTCTCTTTTAGCATTAGGACATCTTACTGGATCAATTATTATCTCTTCTATTTCTTCACTTAAGAACTTAATTCCATGGTCAACACTATCTGGTCCCTTCTTTGCTCCTGCAATATTTAATCCTAGATTCTTAAATTCATTTATAGTTCTAGGCTCTGCTGAATCTGCTGTTACTCTTTTATTTAAAGGATTAAGTTTCCTTATTTCCTCAACTGCTTTACTATTACTTAATTGAACTTTATAAACTTCTCCAAAGATATATAATCTCTTTCTAGTCTTATCATAATTCATTAATAAATAAGCCAAAGGATCTGCTGCATATCCAAAGTCTAATCCATTCTTTAATCTATCAAATACTTTTATTTCATCATCTGTTATTTCTCTTACTGTTATATTTCTAAATACTTCTCCACCAGTTCCAGTTACAGCTCCTAAATAGTCATGTTCATATTTAGTAGGATTAACCTTCTTCATGTGTTCAGCTTCAATAATAAATTGTTCTCCTAACCACTCTTTAGGTACTGCTCTATAATCACTATGATGTATATATTTATCTTCTCTTTGCTCTATAACTTCTTGGTTACACCAATTCCTTTGACTTTCTGGTGGGTTAAAAGAATAGAATACAAAGAATTTTGGTCCACCTCTCATTAAAGACTGATTAATGGTATCTATTTTATGTTTTCCTTCAAACTCGTCTACTTCTTCATACCAAATATATTTAATATATCCTTTAGGTACTTTGGTAGATTTAACTTTCTTAGGATTATCAGCACCTTTAAATCTTATTACTTGCCCTGTTGGCTTATACGTTATTGTTAATTTAGCTTCTGGAACGTGCCATTCATCACTTACACCTAATATATCTATTGCCCATTTAATCTGATCTCTTACTGATTCTGATAGAGTATCTTTAACCCTTCTTAGTATCAAAGCATTAGACATTATTCCTTCTTGTGCATCTTTCATCATTCCTAGAACTATTTCAATAGAAATAAAAGAAGACTTCGTACTACCTCTACCACCTTTAAACCAGTAGTGAGTATGAAGTCCTCTTTTTATATCTTTATGTGCTTCATAAAAGCTTTCTGCTATTATTGATTTTAGTTTTACTTTAATCATCTATATCATCTACTATCTGTACTTGTTGAACACCATCAACTTCAATCTTTTCAGTAAACAATCTATATCTCTTACCTAATAACTCTGCTGCTTTATTTCTATCTTTAGCTGATATATCTTTCTTAACTATTCTTGCTGATGAACATCCTTCTCCTTCACCTTCTACAACAACAACTTCTTCTGTTAGTTCATTTCTCATTACTGCTGTAAGGTATTTCATAACTTCTGTTGCATTTGCTATGCTTTCATCTTCTATTTTCTTAAGCTGTTCATCAATATAGTTTTTAAGGTTAACATTAGTTAACAGTCTACTTGCTGCTGCCTTTGCTACACTATCTTTTTTCACATTAGGATAAGCCTTTTTATATGCTCTAGTAGCATTAAGGTCTATCAAGTATTCATTTGCAAATATTATTTGTTTATCTGTAAGTCTGGCCATTAATGCCACCTCCTGTATTTTTATATATTAAAAAAGAGCCTAAAAGGGCTCTGTTAATATTTTTACTTTAATTGTATTTCTTCATAATATTCTAACATTTTTTCTTTTGAATTAGTTTCATTAAATGCAATTTTAATTATTTGGGCCATTTCATCTAATCCTAAATCAAAATGTCCTAATCCATACATTCTAAAATTTCCACTTACTATACTATCAGCTATCTCATAACATTGTTCATCCGTTAACTTAATATCCATTTTCTTTCAACCTCCCATCTATATAGATATTTCTACATATTGATTAGGTTTCCTTCTTTAAATATAAAAAAAGCACCTAAATCCTTATACAGAATTTATCTAGGTGCTAATTTATAAAATTACTTGATACCATTATACTATGGTATAAAAAGTACCACAATCCCATTGAAAAGGACATTTTTTCATATATTATTATTATATTTTTGGCTGTATTACTAGTATTGATGCAATTTAAAAAGGACATTTTTTAAAGCTTAATTCCATCAATTCCAAAAAATAATATTGATAAATCTTCAATTGCTAATCTTACATCTCTTCCTACTGTCTTAACAGTAATATCAAATTTTTCTGCTACTTCTTCATATGTTGGTATTGTTTGATTTTCATTAGGATCTATATACATGTATTTTATTATCTTATACCTTCTAATTTTATTCTTACCTTCACTTTTACAAATAGCTTCATAATATTTAATAGATTTATTTATATGTCCAACCATTATTGTTGTTCGAACTTTAGTTCTACTTATAGCTTGTACATATTGCTCTTCATCATTTATCGCTTCTATGTCATCTAACACATCTACAGCATTTTCATAATATACCTTATTGATAACTGTATCACTAAAATCACTATGAATGGTAAGCCCTCTATAATGCTTAAGAAGTAATCTGGTATTTCTTAATCTTCTATCATATCTCTTAGTTAACTTTTGATATTCTTGTTCTTTAATATATTTTATTCCTTCTCTTACTCCAATCTTAACTGCTTCCTCATAACTTATCTTTTCCACTTATATCCCTCCTATTCCTTAATGTCAATTTCAATTCCAGTTTCAAAGATCCATTGTCTTTCTACTAACTTATCCTTATGTGCCATATTAATATCTTTTAATGAGTTAGGTTCATCAAAATCAAGTGCCTGTCTATGACATCTCCATAAAATTAATATACACATCTGAATTAAATCAAAAGTTTCTGCAATAACTTCTTTTAGATTACTTAAAGTTCTATCTCTGCTGTAAGTCATCATAGCCTTTACTACTTCTTTAAATTCTTCATCTAGTTTTATTATTATAGCCATTGGTCCTATTTTAGTATTATCTATATTTAATTTCTTACTTTCTTTTAACACATGCATTAATAGTTTCAATCTATATCAGCTCCTTTGAAAAACATTATTATTAAAGCTAAAACCAAGAAGTAAATAATTATATATTTCATACTTCCTCCAATCTTGCTTTTACTGCTTCTAAAAGCATGTTTTGATTTATTTCTTTATTGGCCAATGCATTCATGACATCTTCATCTACAGTTCCCTTAGCTATCAAATGGTGTATAATTACAGTTTCTTTTTGTCCTTGTCTATGAAGTCTTGCATTAGCTTGTTGATATAACTCTAAACTCCAAGTAAGCCCAAACCATACAATAATGTTACCTCCGTATTGTAGATTTAACCCATGTCCTGCACTTGCTGGATGTAATAAGGCTACTTGTATTTCTCCTTCATTCCATTTTTTAATATCTTCCGAATCATTTAAAGTTTGATAACTTACTTTTTTCTTATTTAACATTTCTGATATTCTGTTATAGTCATGTTTGAAGTTATAAAATACTAATACAGACTTACCATTTGATATATCAATAATTTCCTCAAGCTTTTCTAACTTCTCATCATGAATATTAACTACTTCCTTTGATTCAGAATAAATTGCCCCATTAGAAATTTGTAATAATTTATTTGTTAGCACTGCTGCATTAGCTGCTGTTATATCTTCTTCTCCTAATTCAATAATTAAATCCTTTTCTAATGTTTTATAGGTTTCTAAAGCCTTTTTAGATAATGATATTTCAACTTTGTTATCTATTCTTTCAGGAAGATCCAGATAATCATCTGCTTTCATCGAAATACAAATATCAGATATTTTATTTTGAATTGCTTCTTCTGCTCCTTCTTTTAAATCCCAGTTATAAACTACATAACCATTTCTTCTTCCTGGATTAAAATATCTATCTTTAAATCCTGTTATTGTTTTTCCTAATCTTTGTCCACCATCTAATAAATAAATTTGTGGCCAAAGATCTATTAAGCTATTAGGTGCTGGTGTTCCTGTTAATCCTACTATTCTTTTAAAATAAGGCCTTACTTTCTTTAATGCTCTAAATCTTTTTGCTTTACTAGATTTAAAAGAACTTAATTCATCTATAACTACCATATCCCATATCCAGCTATCAAAACATTCATTAACTAACCAATCTACATTCTCTCTATTAGTTACATAAATATCTGCATTCTTCATTAAAGCTTCTTCTCTTTGCTTCTTAGTTCCTAGAATTTTAGATATTTTTAAATGTTTTAGATGGTCCCACTTTTCTACTTCTGTACTCCATGTATCTTCTGCAACTCTAAGTGGTGCTATAACTAAAACTTTATTTACTTCACCTAAGAAAATTAAATTATCTATTGCTGTTAAGGTGCTAACTGTCTTGCCCATACCCATATCTAAGAATAACCCTGAAGCTTTATGATCTATAATATGGTTAATGGAATACTGTTGATAGTTCCAAGGTTTGAACTGCATTACACCACTTCCTTTTAATATTCTTGTACTTCTATATAAACAAGTAAGCTTTCTATGTCCTCATAGCTATCAATCACCCAATAATCAAAACCTAACTTTTCTAATTCTTTTTTTCTAAGTTCTTGTATTGGTCTTAATTTTTTACCAGGTGATTTAAGTTCTACAAATATCACTTTTCCGTATGGAAGAAGAATAATCCTATCAGGCACTCCTGACACTCCTGGACTAACAAACTTTAATGCTTTACCACCTATCAACTCAATTTCTTTTTTAAGTCGTCTTTCTATTTTTTGTTCTTCCACTTTATCACCTTCTTTATAGTGGATACATGGATACACAATTTCTATATATATATAAATGTGTGTATTAGGCGTATATGTGTATATAGGTATATGCCTAATTATATAAATAATACTTATAAAGAATATTTTGTATCCACTGTATCCAGTAGCTTTCAAAACCTTTATATTACTTGCTTTAAGATGGATACAATACTGGATACAGAACAATTATTTTTGTATCCATTGTATCCATTTACTTATTTCGTAAAACAAAACTTTGTATCCATTAATTTTTTCTAATATAAGCTCTTTGTCTTCCATACACTTTACCAAATCTTAAAGTACCATTTGCTTTTGCCCACCCTTTAATTCCAGTTAAAATATCATTTATTTCTCTTGACTGCATAGGTGTTAATTGTTTAGGATCTCCGTTAAATAGTTCAACCCATATTTCCATAACACAAGTCTTATCTCTTCTTAAAGTTCCTTCTTTTGATTCTCCAAATTCAGTCCCTTGTATGAAGTTTCTTTTTTCAGGAATACCTAACTCATACCAATCTTCAGGTAATAATCTATCTAAATATTCTTCAATAAGCCCAGCTTTAGCACTTTCCTCGCTATGTTCTTCTTGTTGTCTTTTAGCTTCTTTTTCTTCTTCTCCAGTTAGGAATAACTTTTCTCCTGCTTTCCATAGCTCAACTGCTTCAGCCCAAACTTGATCTATTTCATATTGATTTAAATCATCAAATACACTTTTACTATGAGTTTTTACCCCTACATCTATTGGCCAAAATCTTCTATTACCAGTTTTATCTCTTAAGAACTCCCTATCATTAGTTGTTCCTATAAATACACATTGTCTTGGGAATCGGCTTGTCCTTCTACCATAAGCAACTCTATAAATATCTTCTGTCTTACTTAAGAAATGTTTTGTTGCTTCAATATCAGCTTTTTTTGTGGCCATCATTTCTCCCATTTCTAGTATCCATACACCTTGTAATTGTTCATAAGCTTCTTTGCCTGATACTGTAGTTAATGAATCACTATACCATTGTTGGCCAAGCTTTTTAATTATTGTACTTTTACCTATACCTTGTGTACCTGCAAGTACTGGCATATTATCAAACTTGATACCTGGAATAAAAACTCTTGCTACTGCTGCAACTAATATTTTTCTTGTTACTGTTCTTACATAACTACTATCTTCAGCACCTAAATAATCTATAAATAAAGAATTTATTCTCTCTTTACCATCCCACGATAACCCTTCTAAGTAATCTTTTATAGGATGGAAAGAATGATTCTCAAAACTTAATGCTAATGCATCAGCACATTTTGCAGTAGAACTTATTCCATAATATTTTTCAATAAACTCTCTAAGCCCACTATCATCTGTATCATTCCAATCACCCATATTCCCTTTTCTTCTCCAAGGAAGTTGGCCAATCACTACAGCTCTATTAGAAAATTCATTGTAAGCAATTTTATCTTTAAGTAGTGGCTCATTTTCTATAATTAAGCTAAAGTTACTTATTGTACTTCTTAGCTTACCTTGTTCCGTATACTCTAATTTTTTTAGCCATTCTGTATTTATTTCATCTTCTTCGATTTGGTCAAAATCTTCCTGAGCTGCTAGCATCTTTTCCTTACCCAAGGTTTCCATTACTTTTTTATTACTTGATGCAAATTCACTCATTTTCGTAAAACTAGGTAGCCTATTAGCTGGAGTTCCCTCCTTAGCTCCTTCGTCCAATTCTCCAAACTTATGGATTCTTACTAAGTCAAATGCATTACATAAAGTATTTGAAGCTGGATCCGTACCATGGTGGCTATAACTAAATTTATCATCATAGATAACTACACCACCTGTTGTACTTCCTTCTGAATAAGTGTATCTAGTATTATCGGCGCCAGGAATATATATATCAGCTAAGAACTCTCCTATGGATTCAGTTATTGAATATGTCCTACAAAAAGCTCCTATAATTCCTTTCTTAGTTAAAGGATCTTCCTGTTTGCTTAATGCCTTACTTAATTTTGCCCTAGCTCTTGAACTTTCTGGCCAATAACTAACATCTCGCCAACCAAATGGGTATCTTTCTAATATTTCATCAGGATTAAGCCAGGGTAAATCTTGATATTTAAATACATAATCTCCATCACATGAAGTTGATGGCCAATACATTAATCGTTCTGGATCATATGTTGTATCATCAAATTGGTCTATTCCTAAATCGTCTGCAACCATTCTTGAAATAGCCTGATATTCATCTGGAAGAACTGGCCTTGATAATGGGATTACTAATCTTAATCTTTGATTATCGGTTGTATGTGTATGAGTTGAATACATAACAACATTAAAGTCATATAAGAGCTCTATACTGGACCATATATCTCCTTCAACATAATCCAGGTCTAATGTTAGCAATGTTCTATTAGCTACATTAGCTTTTAATCTTCTACCATTTTTAAGTGTACCTCCTACGAATCCACCAACATCTTTTACTCTATCTTTATCAACCTTACCCATTTTCTTGTATTCTGCTACAGTTTCAGGTGTTCTTGTAGTAATACTTAACTTTTTAACTAAATCTGACCAACTTATAGTTTTATTCTTCCAATGTGTTTCTTTCTTACTTTTACCTGTTGCTAAGGCTATGGAACCATCATATTTAATTTTTAATTCTATATCCTCTTTAGTCTTAATATCCATAGCTCACACTCCTTATTTAATGATTACCTTTAAATTTCATATACTCTTTCTTCCAAGCATTATAAATTTCTTCTGCTTCTTCTTTACTCAAATTGAATTTTCTAACTACCCTTATTAAGGTTTCACCTTTAGTTCTACAAGCATTTTCTTCTAGAAATTTTGTTATTCCTTTATTATCCACTTCTATCTCCTTTACTTTTTTAATATAATAATAGTGTTATACTTATAATTGAATATAGGAGTGAGATTTAATGGGTAAAACTAGAAGAGAATTTTTATTAGATGTATTGCAACACCTAATCTTAATTATGATTATTGCTTATCTAATAAAAATATCTTAAAGTATTTTAAAGTATCTCTATCTTAGAATGGTAAAATCTATCCTAGGGGATACTCTATAACTAGGTTTAAAAATTAATTAAATTCAGCTTATTTGTAAATCTAAAATTAATTAAATTAAATCTCACTCATTCGCTAAGAACTACAGTATATGTAGTTCTTTTTTATTTGAATGGCGAATTACTTTAATGGTGATATATAATCATCCATACCTACCGGATTAATTAAAGTAAAGGTTTCACCACTTAGAAATTTACAACCTGTGGTTTCAAAAATATCAAGAATATCAGTACCATCTTGCGTAGCTATATAAACCTCATTTTCTTGATTTTGCCTTTCTAAATTTGCTATTAAATCTTTGACTTTCATTCTAATTTCCTCACTTTCATTTTTAATTTTATTTCGTAATAAATTCAAAATTAATTAAAATACCAAAATTATATTTTAAAAATTAATTAAATTACTTTAATCTTTCATGTAGTAATTACACTCATATCCATCTGCTTTTAAAGGAAGTCCTGGTGCCCAACTAATTTCTTGGCCAAATATATTATTAACTTCTTCTACACTGCCAAAACCAATAGGTACATCCATAACAATTTCATCATGTACATGCATTACAGTTTTATATCCAGCTTTATCAACATTAAATAGAGCTTCTGCTAAACAATCCCTTGCTGTTGCTTGAACTATATTCTCCACAAGTTTTGGTCCATAAGTATCTTGTCTAGTCCATTGTTTACTTGTTTGTTCCATACCCTCATATGTTATTTTGTAGCCTTCAAAAGTTTGGTGTTCTTCAATCTTAGGCCTTACATAACTTAATCTTCTTCCAGAAGGTAATTGAATGAATAATACTCCAGGATCATAGATAAATTTAAGTCCATATTGCATGCTTACAGTTGTTCTTTCATTTATGGCTTTCTTAGCTGCTTTATCACAATCCCACCAAAACTTAGTTATATTAGGATTAGCATTTCTCCAACTTCTAACTAGTCCAGGTAATTCTTCTTCTGGAATACTTCCTGACTTATCCATAGACTTTATAGCTCCTACACTTCCCCCATATCCCAGAGCAAGTTCTGCTATCTTACCTTTTTGTCTTAGATCACTACCTTTTTTAATATCTTCTATTGGAACTTTAAACATTTGACTAGCTGAAGCTTCATATATCTTTCCATGAGTTTTAAAAACTTCTAATCTCCATTTCTCAGCTGCATACCAGGCTATTACTCTTGCTTCTATTGCTGAAAAGTCAGCAACTATAAATCTATTACCTTCACTAGGTATAAAAGCAGTTCTTATGAGTTGACTTAAAGTATCAGGTACACTATCAAATAAAAATTCAACTTCATCAAATTTACCATCTCTAACAAGTTGTCTTGCATCATCTAAATCAGGTAAATGATTTTGTGGTAGGTTTTGTACTTGCACTAACCTTCCTGCCCATCTACCAGTCCTATTAGCTCCATAAAACTGCAATAGTCCTCTTAATCTTCCATCATCACATCTAGCATCTTCCATAGCCTTATATTTTTTAATTGAAGTCTTAGACATAAGCTGCCTTAGTTCTAAAACTCTTTTAACATTTTCATCTTCAGCTGCTTCTAATAATTTAGGAACACTATCTTTAGTTAAACTAGTAACTTCGTACCCTACTTTCTCACTAAGCCATTTTTTTAATTGAGTAGGTGAATTAGGATTACTTAATCCTGTAAGTTCTATTGCTTCTTTAGTTAATCTATCTTTAAACTGTTCATCACATTTTATCGCTTGTTCTGCTAATATTAAATCTAAGTTTATACCTCTATCATTAATCTCTTGATCTAAATCCCATAATCTTTTTTCTTTATCAGTAGGTTTATACTTATTAAGCCTTCTTCTTATTTCTCTTTCTACTTCTACGTCTTGTTTACAATATTTTTTAAATAGCTCCCACTTTTCAGGATAATGTTCTGGAAGATTCCTAGTCCTACCTCCATTTGTCTTAGTAGGCTTACATGGCTTACAAAAATATTGTATTAAGGCCTTACCTTCCTTCATCTTTTGCTTATCTTCTTCAAAATTCAATGCTTTACCAACCATATCAAGGCTACCTGGTAAACCCATTCTTAAAGCTTGTATCATTGTGCAATCCCATTGCTCTGGATTCATATCCTCTATACCATTAGGCCAATAAGAATCATTAGCTATTGCATTTCTTTCAAAGTTAGCATTAAATGCTGTTTTTAATACATCTTGATTCTCTAAATCTTCTATAACTTCAAAAGGTAAAGTTTCATCATTCATAAAGTCAATTATCTGTACTGGTTCATCATCATAAGCATATGCGAATAACATTATTTCAAAAGATGGGTGCTCACAATATCTATAAGCACCCACATTTTTAATGTCTAACTCGCAATATGTTTCAACATCTATTGCAAGTGTTCTCATAATTTCTTCTCCTAATCTAAGAAGCTATCTTCTGCTGATTCTATTGCCTCAAAGTCATCTTCGGCTCTAGTGAATCCTCCTAATGGTTCTCCATCTGCTAACTTTTGAACATTTCCAAGTCCTGCAGCTATTCCTTTATTACCATTTGCATTATACGCATAGAAATTAAGAGTTAATCTACCATAGCAACCTGAATAAACTTCTGTTGCATCCAAAATAGGTTGTACATTTATATCGACTATTCCTGGCTTATTCTTACTATTAGCATTCAAGAAGTAACAACCTACATAAGCTTCATCATCTGGTCTTTCTACATCACCATCTCTTAAAGGTGTTTTAATATTAGCTGGTACTTTACCACTCCATTTACCTTTCCCTTGTTCCTTAGCTTCATTTACTGCTTCTTTAATAGCTTGTAAAGTTTCCTTGTCACTCTTTGGTATAATTACTGATACTGAATATTTAGGCTCGTTTCCTTCTATTGCATGAGGTTCGAATAAGTGTGCATAACTTAATCTCACCTTTCCTGTAGTTACCTTTGTTCCTGTTCTTTTTGCTGTTACTTTCATTCTTTTTTCCTCACTTTCATATACTTTATTAAAATCAAATAATGGATCATTTAAATCAATATAATAATTAGCTTTATATTCTTTAAAAGCTAAATACTCGCAATAATCATCTGCTAAACTCATAATCAATCTCCTAATCTAGAAAATCAGATTTAGCTGGATTATATGGCTCTCTTTTATCTGTTATAGGTACTAATGTAGGCTTACCAACTGGCTTAACAATGTAATCTCCAAGTAGCCTTTGAACTTCTTTTTTACCTATAGCAGATTCTATTTTAGTAATACCATCAAGCTTTTTAGTATATATCATGTTCTCTTGGAATCCTTGTCCTATTAGTACTTTTGCAACATCATCTTCACTAGACCATTTCCTATTACTTCTACCTTCAACAACCTTATATCCATCAAACTCTTCTCCTTGTAATGCTTGTTCAAGTGCATATTCTTTTACGTCACCTGCCCAATTAACAAGTTCGTCTACTTTACTTAATATATAAGCTATATCATTATTATCTAATGTGTTAGGCTTTTGGAAGTCATACTTAGCTAGTTCTAAGTTCTTTTCTGCTCTTGCCTCACATACTGCTTTAGCTCTACAGAATCTACAATGATCTCCTGCACAAAACTCTCCTTCTCCTTTTATAGCTAGTTCTGCTTTTGGCCTCACATATTCTTCAGCCCATTTAAGAAGTTCTTCAACTGTTACTTCAAAAGTAGATATGTTATCTAACCTTGGTTGAATTATTGTCATCCTTACTTTTTCAATATCATATAAGAATGAAAACTCTGATATAGCTCCTAATGCATATAACATCATTTGCTTATTGTTGTTAGCACTTACTGGAACACCTTTTCCATACTTAAGGTCACACACTTCCATAGTTCCATCAGCTATAATTACAAAGTCACCAGTTCCGAATCCTTCAGGAACCCATTCACTAAAATCTAATCTTTGTTCTATTTTGAAAAGTGCATCAGGAGTTTTAGCCTTAGCTTCACTAACTCTTTCTAAACAAGTTTCAACATACATATCCACATAATCTGGCATATCAGCTGTGTATAACTTATCTTCTTGTATCTTCTTAACCTTTGAATTAAAACTTCTTGTTGATAGTCCTTCTAATTCTTTCCTTAATTTCAGTTCTCCTAACTCATGAGCCAATGTTCCTTCTGCTGCATATTCAGAAGTTTTGTTTTCAAAATTTTGCTCTAGTCTAGCAGATGGAGTGCAAGCCATCCACCTACTAGCTCCTGAAGCACTAAGTATTGCATGTGCCATTATAATAATTCCTCCGCATCTTTTAGTATTGCTGCATAATCTTCTTCTTTAACTTCACCAACTTTGCTAGCACCATATTTAGCTGTTAATTCTTTAGCTTCTTTTTGCTTACCAGCCTTAATTAATTTAGAGAATACCTCTCTTATTTGTTCCTTAGTAATCTTAACTACTTCACTTTCTTTATCTTCTGTAACATCATTAGACTTTTCAACTTTTTGAGTTTCTTCTTTCTCAACTGTTTTTACTTCTTCCTTAATTGGACTAGACTTTTTACTTTCTTTTATATCTTCTAATGCTGTACCTACTTTTGCCCCATCAATAGTTATTTGACTTGTTACTACTCCAGCACCAAAAGCATTAATAAAATCTAGTACCTCATTTGTTGAATTAAATTCTGCTATAATTTTCATTTCTTTTTCCTCCTATATTCTTGTATTCTATAAACATTTTCTATTGCATGAACATCAGCACTTTTCAGTCTTTCTTTCTCTAGCCTTTGCCTATTGTACATGTCATTAATAACTTTATTCATAAACTCCTTTTTGCTTAATGCCCTCATTCTAGTTCTCCTAAAAATAATTTAGTTTCAAATTCTTCTACATCTACTTTTTGAACTATCCATTTTGTGGCCTGTTCGATATTTCTATTTGTAGAAGAATATCTTTGAAATATTGCTATTGAATATGAGTTGTTAGCTTGTACAACTAAAACATCATCTTTCTTTAAATCTTCTATATCTGTCTTATATGAATACTCCTGATCAAAACTTCCTCTAGGAAATTTAACTAATGCTATCTTATCCATTAAATTCCCCCTAATGATAAAATCTTTTCTCTCTGCCTTTTAGGACACTTCTTAAGTTCTTCATAATCTGCTAACACAAAACCTGTATCCCATTCAGCTATAAACCATGCCTTTGGAGTAACTTCTTCTAATGGCGGCTCTGGTGCAACTCTTTCCTTAGGATTCTTTCTTAGCCAATCTTTAACCCAAGTTTCTTTTCTCCTTTGAATTACTTCTTCTTTAGCTTTTTGAATTTCTAAATTAAACTTACCTATGGTTAACACCCACTTTCTGTGTTATAATGTCATTGAATGTTTTTATGTGCTCGTAACTTTTACTTTGGTCGGTTAAGTTATGAGCTTTTTCTTTATAAATTTCTTTAGCTTCTCTTAAAGCTGCATTTAATTCTAAACCTTTATCAACAACCTTATGTTCAACTTCTTTTGCTATTTCCAATTTAATATTGATTTTATCCACCTGCTTCTCCTTCCTAGCCTTATAGCATTACTATTAATAAGTAACAATCTGTTCACCTTCGCACCTCCTTAAAAGCCTTATATGACGTATTGATTTATCACCCTCTTTCATCAATCCCTTTTTACGTAATTTAAAGACTTTATCTCTTAAAGTAGATTCTGTTCTTCCTAATGCAAGTGACATTTCTTCATAGCCAATCTTTTCTAGCCAGTCAATTAAATATTTAGTATCTTCATATGTCCAAGGTTTCCCGTGATTAGGATGAAGCTCTGGATTATATTTCATTCTTCCATAATCATCAAACTCAATCATCTACTCATAGCCCCCTTTAATATTTCACATATATTTTTAAATTCATCTTGGCTTGTCCTTTTACCAAAGGCAACTCTATTCACTTTTATGTCGTTCTCAACATCTTTCATAAAATCTAAAAACTCTTTTTCTGGTAGACTTTCCTTAACTTCTGTTAAGTAATCTAATAACATTAATACTCCCTCCTATTTTTAATAACATTACACTTTATTTGATGTTCTCAACTTATCGATAAGCATTTTTGTTTTCTCAATACCAATCTGATTCTCTAATATATCTATCATTACAGTAACTTGTGAGTTTATCAGATTATTAATCCCTTCTTCAGTTTCTGGATAATGGATTACTACATTGATAGTCATTGTTTAATGTCTCCTTTTTTTGTATTCACACTTAGTTAAAGTGCTCCATCAAAAATAGAATTACCAATAAATTCTTAAACTATTCAATTGAAATATTTATTATTTTATTTATATAGCTTGCCTCTTTTTTTTCTTTTCTCCTAACATATGGTAAAATCTATGTTGAAAGGAGGTGTTTTTATGGATATTAAAACTGCTTGTAATGAAATAGCTTCTAAATGTGCTAAACTTTACATTGAAACTAACCTTCCGGAGTATAAAGAATCTGGCTATTCTAAATTGGTAGAAGATTTTACTTCTAAGTACGTTGAAGCATATTCCCAAGCTGAAAAGCAACTTAAGGATTTACCTACTCCTAAAGCGAAAATCTTAGATAGAAAATCATTAGGCCTTTAAAAGGTTACTATCATGGGTATAATCTTTTTAGCATCTTCTAAGATTGCTTGTGCATGACTTATAGATAAGTTTTCTTCTCCGGCAAGAGTTTCGATTACTTTTGCTATAAGTTGTGCATCTTCTTGTTTAGATTCAAATCCTATTAATCTGTTTTCACAAATTTTTTTGATTATTTTTTCATATTTCATATAGCTTGTCCTCCTTAATTACAACTTGTTACAAGAGTTTTTAACTGTATAATAAAACTTTTAAGTCTTTCATTCTCTCTTATAACTGCTTCATATTGTTCTCTAGATATAAAATCTTCATTTTGCTTAGTAAATTTATCTAATTCTGTGTAATAAATTTTAAAATGACCTCCATCTGTTCTCTCACATTTAATATTTCCCTTTTTACATAAATCTAAAATTAGATCATAATTTTCTCCTGTTTTTTCAGCAAATTTTTTTGGTGTAATAAACATTATTCAATTTCCTCCTTTAATAAAATACTTCTGGAACTGTTCTCTCTAGAGCTTCTGCAATTTTTTCCATTATTTCTTTTGTTGGATTTTTTTTGTTCTCTGAATCGTTCTCTAATTCAGAAATATAAGATGCTGAAACTTTAGCTTTTTTAGCTAATTCTCTTAGTGAGAGCTTCTTTTGATTTCTTATTTCTTTAATTTTATTCATGTTCTCCCTCCTTGTGACTTTATTATATATCGTTCTCCAATAGAGAACAATACCTCAAATCGTTCTCTGTAAGCGACCTGAACAAATTACCTTGTACTTCCTAATAATTGCTAAATTTTTCTTTATTTTTCGTTGACAGAGAACAAAAAGGTGATATAATATTCATTGAGGGCGAACATAGAAAGGTGTGTATTTATTATGGTTGGTTCTAAAATTGCAGAAATTAGGAATAAGAGAGGAATTTCCTTATCTAAACTTTCCAGAGAATCTGGTGTGAGTAAAGGGTATTTAAGTGAACTTGAAAATGGAATTAAAGAAAATCCTAACATCGAAATATTAGATAAAATCGCAAAAGCATTAGGCATTAGCGTATCTGACCTTTTCGAGCAAGACCCTATTGACGAAGAACTAGAAGATTTAGAAGAAGATATGAAACTATTATTTTCTAAAGCTAAACAATTATCCAAAGAAAATAGAAAAAAAGTGTTAAAAATGATTGAAATTTTTGAGGACGAGAATAACAACTAGATGAAGGGATTGGTTATATGGATGAAGTTATTCAAATTGGATTAAAACTAAAAATGTTAGAAGAATGTGGTGAATTACGAATAGTATATGTAGAAGACTTAGGAGCAAAAGCTCTTGTTATGACTAATACTGATAGATTTTGCATTGCTATAGATCCTTCTTTAAGCTATGAACAACAAATAAAAGAATTGTGGCATGAAGCAAAACATGTATATTCTCATTTGAATAAAGCCTATTCCGTAACTATTGCTGAAAAGGAAGCAGAAGAATTTTCTAATATTGCTGCTAAACATCCAGAAATATTATTAGGTTTACGTGGTCAATAACCTATAAGGAGGTGTTTCTGTGAAAGGAACTGTACGGAAAGAAGGTTCTTCCTGGTCTTACCTTGTATGTATAGGTAAAGACCCAACCACAGATAAATATAAATACAAAAGAAAAAGAGGATTTAGAACCAAAAAGGAATGTGAAATTGCTTTAGCACAATTAATAACGGAGTTAGATAAAGGAACAACTATAGATAATGAAAAAATGATTGTACGTGATTATTTAGATTATTGGATGGAAACCTATGTGAAGTCTAATTGCTCTCCAAATACTTATAAGAGATATAAATTATCTGTTAATGATATAAATAATTATTTGGGTAACATAAAAATTTCTAAATTAAATCCATTGGTGATAGAAAAATTTTATAAAGATGTACTTGAGGATAAAGAAATAAGCACAAATACATTATTAAAAACACATAGAACTTTCCATTTAGCTTTAAAATGTGCGCAACAATGGCAGTTATTAAATACTAATCCTTGTGATTTAGTAACTAAACCTAAAGAAGTAAAAAAAGAAATAGAATTCTGGGAACCTAGCAAAGTAAAAGAGTATTTAAAAAAACTTGAAAATCATTTTTTATATAATATAACTTATCTAGCATGTCATACTGGTATGCGTGTAGGTGAGCTATGTGGACTTAGATGGGAAAATGTAGATTTTAAAATCGGAGTAATAAAAGTAGAAGAACAACTCCAAAGAGTTGATGGGAAATTAAGATTAGTAAAACTAAAAACAACCAATGCCAAAAGGGTTATAAGCCTTTATCCATCAACTATTGAGCTACTTCGCAAATTACAAAATACAACCAAGGTAATATCTATAAATGGCTGTAAAAATGAAAAAAAAGATGATTTTGTTTTTCATTGGGAAGATGGTAGACCATTAGACCCTCATTATGTAAGTCAAAACTTTAGAGATGCCCTAGATTATTGTGGAATAAAAGAAAGAATAACATTCCATGGTACGAGACATACACACGCTACAATGTTATTAAAGGCTGGTACAAATGTAAAAGTAATATCTAAAAGGTTAGGTCATAGTAATGTTGCCTTTACAATGGATACTTATGTACACGTTAATTTAGATATGCAAAAAGAAGAAATATATAAAGCAGCAGAATTCTTATAA